ATCTGTAGCGTTGCGTATAGCGCGTACATAGAAGGCGTCTGTAGAGTTCGGAGTAGGGAAAAAACGAACTGTTTCATTAAAGAAGAGCCATTCCCAAGGCGCACCACTAGCGTCTTGGTTCTTTGGATAGTCGTAATCGGCAGCGTCTGTGCCTATGAAAGTGACTATATGGTCGTCAGTTCGTATAGAGAGAATATCACGTAGGGATAAAGTAACTGTTTCTCCTGCGTGGTCTGTGATAGAAGTTGTTGTGCCCCTTAAGGAGTCTAAAGAGTAATCTTTTGTTCCATTCACGAATGGAGGTTCAAGGTTTATTTCATAAAAGGGCCAACGTCGTTCTGAATAGACTATTTGGTCAAAGCCTTGACCTAAGATACGGTTTAATACGTCATCGCTTATGTCGGTATTATCTATATCTATAATACTGCGAACCTGATTCCGCATCTGTTCAATAGTCATGCCTGCCATTAGGAAACAGCCTGCTTTGTATGCCCAACGCAAAGATCAGACCCTGTTACAGGTCTTGCTTTACAAGGATCACCTTTTTTAGTTGTCGCTGAACAACCAAAAGTGCCTTCCTTGATTGGTTCTTCAGCCCATTCACCTATTCCAGCGACCAATACGGCCCCAGAGGCCTGATTGGGAGAGTATGAACCAGCAGCAACGCCATGTTGGGTTCCTGCTAGGACTGCATTGCTACCAGATGCTATTGCGTACGTTTTTGGCATGTATAGTCTTTCCTCCTATGGGGGCCAGATACTCTGGCCCCCACAAGAAAATAGGTTTAGCCGTTGGCTATACCAGTGAGTTTACCTTGGCGAGAGCGGTTGCTCACGGTCAAGTTTCCGTAACACAAGATTTGCGCGAAACGAGCATCTTGGTTTGTTGGACGTACGAACGGAGTTGGTTTGAACCAAACGTCGTTATGTGCAACTAAACGAAGGTACTTGGTGTTAAGCATGTACATTGTGTTTGCGGTACAACTTCCGTCAAAGGTCACAGGAGCGCCCTTGAATAGAAGGTTTTGGAACCCTGCATCAGCGACGCTTGCGTCACTGTAGCGAAGTTGTGGTTGAAGAAGCGCTTCGTAGGCCTCATAGCCTGTCTGCGTTCCAATAACAATGGTTGGTTGGTCATTTCCAACTGAAACATCGTTATACAGTTTTGCCATTTGCGCAATCGTAAGATTGGCAGGCGAACCTGTAGCGGCTGTTTCTGTTGAAGCCCAATTTCCATTACCAGAAGCGGTAGGATCAATCCCACCAATAGTTCCTGAAGCATCAACCAAGTTAGCAAGACCGTTCCAGTCTTTACCTGAGTTGCCTGTACCATCAGCCCATAACATAGTGTTCATGTTCTCAATGATGGTTTCTTCAGTTTGCATTATTTTACCTTCAAGAAGGTCAATAATTTGTGCTTCACCGTTGTTTTGTGCTTCCTCTATACCGTTAATAGTAACGGTAGCAGCATACTGTTTCCAGTCGTACTCAGCGGCTGAAATGCCTGTTTGAGCAACAACTGAAATAGTATCGGCACCTTCATAAGATGCTGCTGTTGTGTTTTTGGCCATAATTACTGGAACAACAATTTTGGCACCACCGCTGATGCGACGAATGGTTTGACCATTTGTGAGCGCGTAAAACAGCGGGCGAGCCGTAAAGATGTTGTCAGTTAATTTAGGCACATAGTTTTTGAGCGTAGTGCTCAGAATATCATCAAAGTTAGCGTTACCTACCATGATTTTTTACCTGTCCTTAATTAGTAGTTATTCGTGCTCGTTTACTGCGAGCATATATGCTTCACGAATTGAACCAACCGCTTCAACTGCACGTTCAACATTAGATTCAGCAACTCCGCTCTTATCTTCTACGATATTAGCGGCACGCTTTTCCTCTACAATGCTTGCATTCTCTACCTTTTTCCGCATATCCCCATATGTCATATGAGTATAAGCGGCATCAAGATTGCCAATATTGTGTTTTAAAGCATGACTAAAGAGTTGATGCTCGTTTATGTCTGTTCCGTACCTGTCTCTAAGGCTGTTCATTTCCTTCTGCAAATTTTGCTGTCTTAACGCTTTTTCTTGGTGTTCAATGGACGATTCTAGTCTGCGCAAGCGAACCTCTTCTGGGTCCAAATCTTCAAAAGATTCTGCTTCTGAAGTCTGGTTGCCCATGTTGCCCACGCCAAATGCTTCTCCTAAAGAAGCAATAGCGCCATGAGGGTCAGATTCTAATGCCTGCACGATAGCCTCGCCTTGAGCCAGTCTTTCGCGTTCGCGGGATAACTCTTGCGTCTTACGTGTGTAATCCGATTGTCGTTGATACCCACTTTGGAGTTCCTCTAAAGAAACTTGCGTTTCAACCCCATCAACTTTGATAGAGTAAAGTTCTCCACTAGATTCAGCAGGGTTGCTGGTGTCCAGTCCTGCATCTTCCATGTTTTCCATTTGGAATCCTTTCGGTTGTTCCTATATTTAATATTTATGTGTCCCACTACATGTTTGGAAGTTCCATACCCATTTGACCTTGCAACTGGGCAAGAAGTTCTGGCGGCACGCCGCCAGTTGCTTCAAATACTTGCTCTGGGATTGGTGCTGGACCCATACCGCCAGTCATTGCGGGAGGGGCCATGCCTGCTTGTTCGGGAGGCATAGGCCCTTCTGGACCCATAGGGGCTTGTTGCATTAAAAACTTTTCAGGATCTTTAACCCCGAAACCATATGTAAGTACATATTTTGCTAACTCTGCAGGGTCTATAACAGCCCCCACTAAAGGCCCTAAAGCGTTCATTAACGACACCGCCTGCTGGCGGCGAGTTGTTTCATTTAGAGGTTGGGTAGACCCACCCTCAACAGAGAAATCGTATTCTCCGATAATGTCATCTCTGGTGTAAGCGACAAATATATCGTCCCCATTTTGACCAGTTATTCTAACCATTTGTGCCGCAGTCATATACTGCTGCATCAACATCATTATTCTTTCAGCGACTTCACCAATGGTTAATTCAACCATCGCTAGTTTATCTGATGCTCTGGCGTTGCCAGCATCAGCAATAATTGAAGCCTCCGTAGCAGTTCTACGAGTTTCAGGCATTTGCCCACGTGCATATTCAGAAACACCGCTTACAGTGTTTATATCCTGTTCAATTATAGAAGAATGGTTATACATCTCAGGAGCGAGAGGCACCTGAGGTAATGGTATAACGACTTCATTTAACGGCCTGTTCTCATCAACTACTGGAACGAATCTGCCATCTTCGTCCGATTCAAGTGCTTCACGGCCTGCAGGGCCGAAAGACCTTTCATGGAAAAGATACTTACGAGCGTAACGTTTCCTATGGTTCACCATTTGAGTTCTTGTTTTGTTTAGTTCTTCTTGAAGCGATTCAACCGCTTCAAGATCTCCCATAGGATAAAAATGGTCAGGAACGTCGTAGTTCCGCAACATAACAAAAGGGTGCCCATAAGCGTAAGGCATTGGAGTAGGTTCTAGCAGGTAATCATCTGCGCCTACAGCATGAACACAAAGCGTTCCGCCTTGAAGATCGTAATATTCGTAAAGAGTAACCCTTTGTACAATGTCTTTGTACCTGTCACGCTCATCATCGTTTTCCCAACGAACCTTAAGTCCAGCATCTGCTTCCAGTTTTTGTCTAGCGCCTCTGCGGAATCTTTTATCCGCCTTAACTTCGGCCAAAGGCCGAACAATGCGTTGCGCTATCCATTTAGCATCTTCTAAACAAGTTGCTTCAGGGTCAATAAGCATGTCAAAAGGACTTATTCTTTCCACAAAAGGCTGATCTTCTACAATCTCAAGCATCGTGGAAGGGATAGATGACAAGACCTCCTCGTCGGTAGGTAGATCCCCTGCCATTTCTGGGTTTTGCATGGCGTAAGTGTTTAACTCTGAAATAGCGTTTGTATATTGTTCGCTGTATTCGTTTTCGCTCATCAAGCGATCTTGTTCTACATAACGCCAACCAACTTTTAACCACCCATGACCTATTACAAGAAAGTCTTTAACGGCAGTTCTGAATGGTTTTCTGTAATCGTGATGTCGCCATAAGTAATTTATTACAGCCTCTACAAAGAGAGCCCTCTCCTGATCTCCTTCCTTATTGGCGGATACCGTAATTTTAG